CTTCTCGTCCTTCGAGGCTTCGGAATCTTCCATGTCCGCGCCCGCATCCACGTCCCCAGTGTCCGGCGCGGGTGTTTCCGGGATCACGGGCTCGGGTGCTGGTTCCTGCTCCTCGGCGGGCTGCTCGTATCCCGTGAGATATTCGTGGTAGATCGTTGCATCCAGCTCGGAGAGCCACGCAACCATGATTGCATCATCGTAAAGGCTGGGCTTGACGCTCTTCGCTTGGGTGATTGCTTGGATAACCGTCATAACGTACCTCCATGGAGCCATTATCCGGGATTGCACCGGCTTGTGCCTGCTGCATAATGGCATAAAAGGGGGCAAAAGCCCCCTGTCGGTCTTAAAAGTCTGCGCTCTCCCCGTATCGCTCAATGAGCTTGGCCGTCTCTTCATCCTGCTTTGCAGAATTGTTGATGACCGCCGCGATATAGTAGGGGACTTCCACCACTTCGCCGCGAGGGATGAAATAGCGGTGGTCGTTCACATTGACATAGAGGCCCTTGCCCTTCTTCTTGTCCATGTGCAGCTTGATCTTCACCATGCGGCGGGGATCGTCGGGCTTGACCTCCTCAGCATCCGCCTTCACATACTCCAAATCGGGAGGCGTGGCTGCGGGGGTGACGTCGGGAACCGCTGCGGGGGTGACGTCGGGAACCGCTGCGGGGGTGACGTCGGAAGCAGGCTCGGGGTTCACGTTATTCCTGGTAGCCATGATAATTTCCTCCTTTAGTTGGATTCCGCCATGCTGTCGGTCGTGCTGGCGTGCTCAATGCGCACCATGTACTCTTCCGTCAGCCTCTCGGCGACTTTGAGGGACTTCCAGCCCGTGGTAGCCCTCTGATTGAGGGGGTCAGCGGTTCCGGCAGAGCCGAGCTGTTTGACAATGAACTGCAAGCCGCCGCCCTCTACCTCGGTGACGCCATAGGCGTTTGCGGCGAATACCATGGTGCAGTAGACGGACACGCCGCCAGCGCCAGCGCCGCCGATGATCTTGGCTTCGGTGCTCTCAACGAACCGCACGCCGCCGATCCTGCCGATCTCGCCGCGATAGATGTTCTCCGGGGTGGCGTACTTGTGGACTTCCACCCAATCTTTCGAGATCATGAAATCGCAGGACACATTGGGATGAACGACGGCGACGAAGCTATCGTCAATGGGCACGGCATTCATCTTCTTCAACTTCGCAGCCGCCTTGTAAATCAGCGGCACGGTGAGAAGGCTGTCCGCCGCGATGGTCTCGCGGGTGAGGATTTCGGTGCCGTCCGCCGTGGGCGCATACATGACGTTGGTTCCCGCCGTCACGACCTCGCGGGTGATGGTGTCCAGGGTGCGGCCAGCCTGGGAGCCGAGGAGCTTGGTGGCCTGCTCCAAATTGGGATCGATGGCGGTCAGATCGAGAACGTCGGAAATCTCGATGAAGTCGCCGTACTGATCCACGGTGGCCTCGATGGTCGTGACGTTCAGCTTATTGCCTTCGGGGGTGACGCCTTCGGTCAGCTTCGTCAGCGCCTTGTCGAGAGGGCTGTACTTGCGGAACTCGATGGTCTTGCCGCTGCCCCTGGGGATGGGCTTCTTATCGCCGAACTGGTCATAGACAAGGTTCGGCTCCGCGTGGTCAATGAGCCGCTTGTCGTAGTAGGTTTTCATTTCGGGGGACAGATCGTTCCCCGGCTGATCGAGCAGCGTGGTTTGCGTAGCAAAGAGCTGCAAATTGATGGGGTAAAGGTGCTTCATCTTCATTCTCCTTTCACGGGAGAACTACAATTCAATGCGTTCTCCCCTCATAACGCGCCGCGAAACTTCCTCACGGTCTTTCTTCGTCCATGTTCGCGGGTCTGCCTTCCTTACGGTCGCCGCGCTGGTTCCGCTGCCGCCGTTCTCGGCGGGCCGCATCCCACGGGCGCGAATATCATCCGTGACTTTTTTCTGAACGGCCTGGGCCGTGTACTGCATGGCCCCGCCAATCAGCTCGTCCTTGTGGATGACCTCGAATGCCGTTTTCACATCGACGCCACTCTTCAACAGACCGACGAACCGCTTCCCGGTCTCGGGATTGTTGCACTCGGTACGCAGATCGAAGCCGGGATACAAGCCCTTCATGGCCTCGGATTGCTGCTCCCATTGTGCGTAGATACGGTCAGCATTGGCCCTGCGCTGCTGATCCTGCGCAGCCCGCTTGAACTCGGCGTTTTCGCGCTCCAGCCGCTTGATGTTCTTCAACTGCTCCACGGTCAGCCCTTTTGCAAGGGCTTCCTCTTCGTAGTAGCTGTCATCCTCCTCGATTGCTTTTGCAAGGGCGGCGGCATCGGTGCTGTCCACGCCGTACTTGCTGGCAAGGAGATCAAGAACGGGCGCGAGGGCTTTCGCCTGGTTTGCCTGGGCTTCCAGGGCTTTTGTGTCCTTGAAGCGAGTATTGATAATCTGCTGCGCTCTTTCGTCGAACAAATCCTTATACTCGCCCTTGATAAGCCTCTCGAACTCTGCCCTGCGTGCGTCATCGGCATCGGAGGTTACGGATACCTCGGCTTTCTTCGCAGTTGCATCCTTCTTCGTGGCCTGCGCTTCACCATCGGCTTTCGCCCTGGGTTCTTTCCCATACTGGACATTTGCCAGCGAAGAGCTTCCTCCAGGCTCACCCTGCGAGCCCTGGGCGGAGGGAGCACCGCCTTCGCCGTTTGGTGCAGCCGCGCCGCTGCCTGCGCCTTCTCCATCAAACAGGCGAAGATTGAGAAAGGTGCGCAGCTTATGGTGTGTTTTCATGGTTCGTTCCTCCTTCATCGTCTTTCCGAAGTGTCATGCGCCGTCTTTCCGGCGTGTCTCTGAGGTCTTTCCCTCGCGTCATTTTTGAGCGTACATTGAAGAGAAAATTATTTCTCCCCACTTCTCAGATGAATTTTCACGTTTTCGGGGAAATTTTTTTCTAAAAGCGCAAATCCTATGGAGATCGTCTCGAAAATGATCTCGACTTCCCGCAAAATGCGCTGCCTCGCGGTGAGCTCCACATAGTAGGAGCCGGCTTTTTCGTCCATGTCGCTGCTGAAAGCATGGAAGCCGCCGCCTTCCTCTATGGCAAGCAGGCTTTCAACGAGCGTGTAAGCAAGGATGGAGCAGGCGGAGCAAACAATATCCGGGCCGTTATGGTTAAAATCCGCGTGCCCGCATATGGAAGCTCGAAACATATTCCCCCGGCGCTCAAAGTTGGCAATCGTCATACTGCCCTCCTTATCCGGGAGTGGAAGAATTGGCCGCTTTCGCCCTGGCTGCTCCTGCCGTGCTGCCCTTCGCAAGCCGGAAGGCATCCCCCAGCGCATTCGTCTGCATATCCGCGCCTGCTGCCGGACGCGGGGACACAGCGCCGCCGCCCGAGAACTCCGCCGCCATGCTTTGTGTGATGCTGCTGCCCTGGGTGGCGTCTATGATGGTCGCCATCTGGAGCATTTGCTGTTGCAACATCATCACTTGATCGTAGAGCGTTCCGTTTGCGGTGATCCTCTCCCGGACGGCCTCAATGCCCTCAAAATCCATCATTTCAAGAGCTGCAAGCGCCTGGTCGGACAGGTCGGGCCGGAAGAAGCCCATGCCATAGAGCTCCTTGGCCCGTTCATTCTGCGCCACGGTGGAGAAGGGGCTGCTCTTCTGCGACGTCACTTTGATGTCGAAGATGGGGACGCGGTATCCGAGATCAATTCCGAACTGCTCGCCCTGGGCCTTTGCGCCGATTTGCCGCCCGCTGAACTGCTTGAACGTCATTTCGCCCTGCTTGCCGATCACCCGGAACCAGCGATCTTCCTGGTAGAATTGACGCATGAGCTCAATACTGAGATAATTGACCTGGGCAAAAGCGCGATAGCTGCTCTTTATCATGTCACGGGAGAGCTTGGAGCCTGCTTCCTGCAAGGCCGCGATTGCACTCGCCGCCGTGACGCCGGAGGAAGTGCCGCCCTGGGAGAAATCACGGTTTCCCGAGGTCTCTTTGAGCTCGTCCACTTTGAGAGCGCGAACCGTAAGATATGCTTCCGAGAGGTTGGGGATTTCGATGGGCATAATATCCTCCCGAGGATCACCCGATCCGTTATAATGCACGAAATCCTTTGTCCAGTCGGCATATTCGGCCTCGTTGATCTTGCCATCGCCGCGCACAAACCAGCGGGGCCTTGCGCCCATGACAGCGTGCTTGATGACAACTTGATCCAGTTTGTCGATGTAGATTTGCGGGCTCTTGCATACATCCACATACCCGAAGCCCGTGGGTGTCCCCACGTCCGGGAACAGGGCATCGAACACAAACGGATATTTCCCATGGTCGTAGAATCCGCGTTCCGCGTATTCCGGGTCGTTCTCGGAGGCATAGAGCACTTCGCCGTTGCAGAATTTACAGAAGTGCAGTATATCCCGGCCATTGCGCGATACCTTGTAATACCAATCCACCACGGCGACTTTCTTCGCGGTGTCAATGGTGTCATCATAGACATACTTGGCTATGTCGATGGTAGGGGAGGAGAGCCCTTCCCGGAGAAAAGGGTATCTCTGCGCTATGAGCTCCTGGTCAATCAGATCGACGTGGAAGAGATTGCGGGATTTCTGTATATCCGTGATCCCCGGTTCCCAAAAGATATTGAGGAGATCAAGGTCTCGAATATCAATATCCCCCAGGCCGTTATTCTTCGTGGGCGACCAAAACACGCCCTGGACGCCCGTCCCATTCTTCAATTTGTACCACCACATATCCGAATAGGTCTGCTCGTAGTTGTTTTGTTCCAGAACCACGGGGAGGATGGAGGATAGGAGGTCAGCGTCCATTTCATCATCCTTCTCGCGGGGGAGAACGGCAGGCGTCGGGTAGTTGTCCATCGCGTCAGCGTGCTTATTCGCAATGCAGTTGAGCAGCCATGCAGAAGAGGGCTCGGGGTCGCCGGGATTGATGCTCTTGGCATTGGCGCGAATCTGATCCCAATGGCGCATTTTATACCATTGCTCATTCTCAACAATGCGCTGCTCCAGGTTCGATTTCCCGGCTTTGTATTCTTTTAGGGTCTGCTCCGCTTCAAGAATGGCCTCTTTCCCGATAGGGCCGACGCGCCCAATATCCTCTGCGGGTATCGGCTCTTTCACCAATACGCCCTTGTCCTGGGGGATGGCCTGGGGTTCAGCATCCCCGCCCTTGTTTCTGCGTTTGAAAAGCGGCATGGTCGTAATCCTCCTTTATAGCCTATAAAATGCGTATTTATCGTTTGCCCTCTCGTCCTTCCACAGATCAAGCGGATCGTATTTTATCGGCGGTTGCAACACGCTTTCACGCGGCGCGATGGGGTTGAGCATACACATATAGCGGCATTCGTCCGCGATGTGATCTTCCTGCTTTGTGTCCAAATCCTCGGGCTTGTTTTCGCTATATACAAGCGTTGGGATTGTCCGTATAAAGCCCTTGCAGCAATCGAATACATACATCATCGGGTGGCCGTTCTCGTCGAATGCCATCCGATAATGCATCTGCATCCAGCCGGGAATGCGGGAGTTATCCCCTTTGCGAAAGTAAACGCCATTATCTGAGGCAATTTCCGCGATGGATACGCCGCCGTTCTCCTGCCAGATCGACGGATCGGCTACACCCTCAATGTAATAGCCTTTGAGATACGGGTGTTCGCGCTCTATCCTGGCTATTTCGCTGAATATCTTGGGTACGGGCCACTTCACGCCTTCGTCCGGCGTTGCCGTGCAGCCGTAGAGCTCCAATATTCTGTACATGACGCCATCGTGATCCACGGCCCACCAGCCGCAGGAGAATGGTTTCGCATATCCGAAATCGAAGCTGCGGTATCGCTTCCAGGTCTTGGGCGGGTTAAAAGCAGGAATAACATGGGTAAGCACGCGCTCCTCGTATCCCCTCGGGTTGTCGGAGAACTCTTCAAAGAATTGGCCCTCGAATATATCCCATCTTCCATGCAGCCATGCGTCGCGCAGTTTGGGCGGGAGCGCTTCAAGCTGCTTGATGTATTTGGGCTGGCTTTTCATAAGGGCGTCGTTGTCCTGGACGAGCGCCTGGATAAAGGAATATTCGGAGGGGTCTTCATCGTCCTTGTACCGCCTGTCTATGAAAAGCCGCTTCACCCATGCATGGCCCTTGCCGCCTGGGTTACAAGTGAGGTATACGCGCTTGGGGAACGAGTTGACGCCCCGCAAGCAGGCCACGAACATACGGAATACCTTTTCTTCAAAGTGCGTGGCTTCGTCAATGAAGATCACATCCGCCTCTGTGCCCTGGTAGTTGTCCATATCCGCTTCCTTGGCGCAGTAGCGGAAGAGGATGGTGGAGCCGTTGCGGAATGCATATTCCTTCTTGCTGTCGTTGTACCGGGCAAATCTTTTCCCGATCATCTTGCGCATGGGCTCTATGTGGTTCGCCCGCAGCTCCGGGTAGGAGCGACGAATAATCATAATGATGATCCCCGGATAGCGGAGGGCGAGGAGGATGGCTTTCACGCGGACGGCCCAACTTTTCCCGCCGCCGCGTGCGCCGCCATAGGCGATGTAGGGATGTTTGTCGGAGAAAAACAGCTTTTGCTTCTCGCTCGGCGTCGGTATTCGCAGCTTTGCCATTATTCCGACCACCCTTCTTCTTCGGGAGTGGAGAACTCTACGCTGAGGTCTTTATCATCGTCCTTCTCGGCTTCCGCCTTGGCCTTATCGATCCGCAGCCGTTCCGCAGCAATATCCATGGCAGACTGCTCTTGAATTGTGGGGAGGTCATAGATATTCCGCAGCACATAGGCGAGGTCTTTCATGGCCCCGGTTAAATCCTTGATGGCTTTGGTGTCGATCTTCTTAAATTGGCGCTCCTCAACCTTGGTTTCGCCCATACCAAGGCCCTCGGTGATGATGTGACGGGTGAACTGTTCCGTATCATCGAATATCTCAGCGATCACCTTGCCCATGCTGTCAGCCGCAGATTGGAGCCGGAGCAGCCTATCCGCATTCGTGGAGGACGTCCTGGCAGCGACTTTTTGTACTGTGCTCGTTATCACATTGTTACGGTGCCTGTTACGTTCATCCACCCAGCCTTCACGCTTCGCTCGATCTCCAAGCGTGCGGAAAGAAACGCCCCATTTCTCGGCCAATTTCCGATAGCTGATGTCCGTCGTGATGTATTCGGCTTTGATGGCATTCCAATCCGGCATCGGTTGTCACACTCCCACCACGAGGATACCTGTCACATAAAATCTTTTCTCCCCACTTCTGCGGGAAAATTAAAAACCGCCCTCACGGGCGGTTTCGCAATCCGGCGCGTCACACGATGATGTTGTCTCCTGTCTCTTCCACATACCCAGGGCCACACTCCGGGCATTCCAGCACATGCAGGGGTGTCTCTGCCAACCGAACCGCCAGCCATTTCCGATAACAGCGCTTGCATACCACCTTTGACGCAACAAACAAATCCTCGGGCGCGGGGTCTCTCTCTGGAAGGAGGGGTTTGACGTCGCTGGGCTTAATATCCTGGAGCTCGACCGGGAGCTCTGTCGGGTCGAGGCGTTTGAATTTGACCATGGGCTTAATTTGAAGGGAGGGGCCAATCCATCGAACAATATCAGCTGCAAGCGCTTTGTTTTCCGTCACTCTTGCATATTCCCGCAATGCCGCCACGGCAGCAGGGTCTTTCATCGGGCGCAGCACAAAGCAATCTGCTTTCCATCAAACAGCGC